CGCGCGCAGGCGGAGGACATCGCCTATGTTCTGTTCACGTCGGGGTCGACCGGCACCCCCAAGGGCGCCTGTTTGGCGCGCGACGCGGCCACCGCCGCCGTGTCGGCGTATTGCCGCAACCTCGGCGTTACGGACGCCGACAGTTTGGCCAATTCCGTCTCGCTCAGCTTCGACGTCTCGATGTTCGACATCCTGACCGCGGCGCGCACCGGGGCCTGTCTGACGCTGCTGCACGATGACGGCGCCGGGGTGGAGGGGATGGGGCGCGCCCTGGCCGCCAGCGAAGCGACCGTGGCCTTCACGGTGCCCAGCCTGGCCGGGGCCATGATCGCGGCTCCGGACTGGCCCCGCACGCGCCCCTACCTGCGCGCGCTGGCCCTGACCGGCGAGCGGGTCTCACCGGATCTTCGGCGCGCCCTGGCCGGCTCCCTGGCGCCGGAAACGGCCGTCTGGAACCTGTTCGGTGGAACCGAGATGCCGTACGTTCTCGCCGATCGTCTGGCGCTCGATGGCGAAGGCGACCCCTCCGTGTTTCGGTGGCGCGACGACCCGGTGTCGCTCGGGTTGAACGGCGATTTCTCGGCCGAAGTCCGGACGGAAGGGGCCGAAGGCGAACTGTGGGTCAGCGGCGCGGCGGTCCTGTCGGGCTATCTCACCCCCGGCGCGCCCTGGCCGGGTGGCGTTCCCGCGCCACGGCGCCATGGCAGCGGCGATGTGTTCCGCGTGGTCCAGGGACAGCGATTGCAGTATGTCGGTCGCCGGGACCGACAGGTTCGCCTGCACGGCTTGCGCATCGAACTGGACATGATCGAGACCTGGGTCGAGACCCACCCGGATGTCTCCGCCTGTGTGGCCCTGCTGGACGAAAGCGGGCCGAGCCTCGCGGTGTTCGTGGCGCGCGCGCGCACGACGGCGCCCGTCGTCGACGTCACGGACGCGGGGTTCCGGGATGCGGTCCTGCGGCACATCCGCGCCGGTCTGCCGGCCTATATGACCCCGGAGACATGCCGGGTCCTGAACCCGATGCCGCGCACCCGAACCGGCAAGAAAGATCGCACGGCGGTCCGGCGCAGTCTGTCGGACTCCAGGCAGGATGGGGTCATCGCCCCAAACCAGGCGCGTCCGTGCCGCGATGATCCGGTGCGCGTCTGATGGGAGCGCGCCCCGACCCATCCCACCCTTTGTCGGCGGAGAGGAGCTTGGACACCGTTGACGCCGTGCCTGAGACCGTTCGGGTCGGGAGCTGGACGGAGTGGGATCCCCTGCGCCACGTCATTGTGGGGCGCGCCGATCGGGGGCAGGTCCCGGCGCCGGAACCGGCGGTCAACGCCAAGGTTCCGGAACACTCCGACATGCGTGGCCGGTGGGGGCGACGACCGCAGGACAGCATTGATCGCGCCAATGACCTGCTCGACGGTTTCGCGGCCCTCTTGCGCCGCCGCGGCATCGTTGTTGACCGCCCGGAGCCGATCGACTTCGACGCCGGCCTACAGACCCCCGACTTCTCGGTGCCCAATCAGTTCGGGTGCATGGCGCCGCGCGACGTCCTTCTGACCGTGGGACCCGAGATCGTCGAAGCCACCATGAGCTATCGATGCCGCTGGTTCGAATACCTCGCCTACCGCCCCTTGCTGGAACGATACTTCGCAGCCGACCCCATGTTCCGCCATACGGCGGCGCCAAAACCACGGTTGACGGATCGCTCGTTTCGCCTCGATTACCTCAATGACACCATTGGCGAGCGGACGCGGCTCGACTGGACGGCCCGACGGTACTTCGTCACAACAGAGGAAGAGATTCTGTTCGACGCGGCGGATGTGGCGCGGTTGGGCAAGGACCTGATCGTCCAGCACGGCTTCACCACCAACCTGAAAGGCATCGACTGGCTGAGGCGACACTTCCCGGACCACCGGGTCCATGCCGTCAATTTTCCCGGTGATCCCTATCCGATTCACATCGACTGTACCTTTGTGCCGTTGCGGCCGGGCCTGATTCTGGCCAACCCGACGCGGCCCCTGCCGGACGAGCAGCGCGCCCTGTTCCGGGACAATGCCTGGGAGATCGTGGACGCGGCACCGCCGGCGCACGCCGAGCCGCCGCCGCTCTGCTACTCGTCGGTTTGGCTGTCGATGAACGTGCTGATGCTGGATCCCAAGACCGTGTGCGTCGAGGAAACGGAGGTCCATCAGGCGGACCAACTGGATCGACTGGGGTTCGAGGTGGTGCCGGTCCCGTTGCGCGACGCCTATCCATTCGGCGGCGGGCTGCATTGTTGCACGGCGGACGTTTTCCGAGAGGGACAGTGTATGGACTATTTTCCCAACCCGAGGCCCGAGACCCTCGACCTTGCTCGACGAAACGCCTCATCCAACGGCCGGCGACGCGTTGGGATCATGCCGACGGCGCGCCGACACACGGGGGCACGCCGTTCGCCGTCAGCCGGGTCCGGACCAGACTGAGGCCGATCACCATCAGCACGACCGCTCCCACGCCCTGGGTGACCACGAACACGCGCGGGTCGATGGCGGTCACCGTGCGCAACGCGATATAGGCCGCGCCGGTCTGAAGGACGGTGGCCGCGACATTGCCCAGCGCCGTCGGCAGCGTGCCCAGGATGCCGAAGCGCGCGCCGTGGGCGAACGCCAGCGCCATGCTGGGACCGGGCAGGATGGCCACGGACAGGGCCGTGATCGTGTAGATGACAAGGGCGGTGGTGTCCATTGGGGGCATCCCTGATCTTGACGCCGGAGAGGGTGTGGGGAGGTGATCGTTTCCGGACATCGGGGAAACCGCCGGAGAGCCGCAGAAAACCTAGTGAAATGCGGGATCCAGGCGGGATCCGAGCCGTGCACGGAAACGCGCGAAAATGAGAAAAACGGCGCGCGGTTCTGGACACAACCGAACGCCATCTGGGGGCGTGTGATTGTTGTCGTAGCGCGCGCAATCCGATACATGCTTTCGTCGGCGGCGCCCGTAACCACCCTTAGCCCGAGTGTTTCCGAGACGCGGCGTTGGTGGGCGCCAGCAGTTCCCGGCGCAACTGCTGCAAGGCCAGGCGCAAGGCAATGCGCCGGGCGGGTTCCAGATCCGGCTCGCCAGCACTGACCGCAGTGTCGGGGTACAGCCCTGGTGCCGCACTTTCCAGTTTGCGGACTGAACTGGAAAGTGCGGCACCAAATGCGCCGGACGGTTTCCACTTCCGCGAACCCAATGACTAAAAAGGAAAAAAGCTGGCGGCGACGGGCTTGTATCGAAGCCGGACTGGAAACCTAGTCCCGCATCAGCTCAGCCTCTATGCTTCTCCGCAGATGATCGAGTAAAGCTTTCTGCGGGACCCCATGGAGGCGCGTGGTTTCGTCTAATACTGCTTTTTGGCGATTGTACGACTGAACGAGATACCGAGCCATAAAGCGGGCACGCTCGAAGTCATCAGCGATGCTAGACCCGATCTGACGAGACAGCACATCGTATAGGAGGACGGAGAGGAGTTCAGTATCTATCGGCCCATCGTACAATCCAGGGGTCGGTGTTTCATCGCGACCCGTTAACAGCCAATCGATAGATACCCTTTCCATATAGCTCATTCGAACGCATTCTGCGTACGGAACGGAGTTCCGCTGCCGCCATGAAGACAGGGTCGTTTTTGGCAACCCGAGGAGCTTCGCTAGATCCGTATCTTTTGTCACTTCGGCGGCCTCTTTCATCCGCTCGATGACGTCATTGGCATTTATCTGAAACTCGTTTTCGCCGCCATCGCCCCCGCCTTCGTCGGTGGGCTGGCTCTCTGGTGCGTCACTCATTTTGCGTTCTCCCTATTGACGAGTCCGCATTTTGCGTTCAAAGTTCTCTCGTTCGTCAAAACCGCCTCCCAAAATTTCCGGCCCCGCCGGGCCGGTTTGACAAGGAAAGGGCATCCGGTGCCGCGTCTGCGCAAAGACCTCCCCCCGGAGACCATCCGTCACCTGCTGAACCGCCGAGGACTGACCTTTGCGGACGTGGACCGGACGTTCGGCTTGGTCGAGGGGAGCGCGCGCAAGGCGGCCCGGTACCCGATGTTGGCCGGGGAACTGGCCATCGCCGAGGCGCTGGGACGGTCGCCCCGTGAACTGTGGCCCGCCCGGTATCAGCCGGACGGCACCCGCAAGCGGCCGATCCCGATGGACCTGTACCGGAACCCGCCGCGCCTGCGGCCAGTCCCGGCACCCTCGAAATCTACACCGACCGGCACGGCCGGTCAGCGCCAAAAGGAGCGTGTGGCATGAGCAGCACAGCGGAAGGCATGGGCACGATCACCCGCGAGGCGGATGGTCGGATCGGCGTGACCATCAGCGCGGTGCCAGGACGGGACGGCATGGTTCGCCTGGGTGCCCCGGCTACCATCCGCGCCGTTGCGCCGTACATCGAGACGGCGATGCACGTGGCGGCCGCTGGCCGCGCCCTGGTGCGGCGCGCCCGGTGCGCGGCGCTGGATGGTCGGCGCGCCGAACCGGCGTTGATGGATGCCCAGGACGAGCTGGTCAGCCACCTGCGCCCTGGCGTGGACCTGGTGATCGACGGCCACGCCGTCGATCACGACTGGCTGGCGGCCGCCACGCCGGCGGCCCTGATCGCGACGCTCGCGGCGTTCGCGGTGGCGCGCGCCGTCGAGCGGAGGGCGGTGGCATGAGCGCGGGGTGGCGCGCCCAATGGCAGGCTCAGCGTGATCGGGCGCTCACTGCGGCCGCATCGGTCCCGGCGTCGTTCCTGAAGGGAGCTGGAGATGTTCTCCTTCGAGCACTGGAAACGGGAGCGTCATTCGAAGCCACCATTCCAGAACTGCGGCGCGCGTCCGCAGGGCGCCCGGAAGCTGCGCGGGGATCGTCCACATGACCTCGCGACCCGCTTTTGCGTTGGCCGTGCACGTCATCAGCATCTGCGTGTGCCGCTCCAGCAGGACCCGCCAAACAGCCGCGTTGAGCGGGGTCCAGGCGACCGCGCCCTTCTCGGCGAAGGCCAGCACGGCCGCGTCTGCCGCCATCTCATGCCCTGCGCTGTACGGCACGGTTTTCAGCCGGGCCATGTGCGGTCGAAAGACATCGTTCAGCGGCCACAGGGCCTCAATCAGATCCCAGGGCGACAGGGCCAGGGCCCCCCATTGGTCCTCCGGCTCTCCGGTGGCGACGACGAAAAACGCATGCAGTTCGTCAAATGATCCCATCTCCCAATCCCTCCTCGGTGGCGTGGCTATCCCGAGTGTGGGGTGGGTCCGGGCGGCTGTCACGCGGATGGCGCGTGCCCCAGCCTCCGCGCGCGTTTCGGCGGTGGCTGCTTGGTCTCGCTCGCGAACTGGGGCGGGCGACTCGGTCTCCGGGAGGGTCATCCTGTGATCCGCCTGCCCGACCATCGACAACTGGACCTGCTGACCTGGGAGCCGCCGGAGGTGGTGCGGCAGTTCGAGCCCGCGACGGTGCGCGCGGCCAGCTTGCGCGCCCAGATCAGCAGGGCGGTCGCGGCGACCCTGAAGGACAGCGACCTGCAGCGCGACGACGTGGCCGGCGCCATGTCCGACTACCTGGGCGAAGGGGTGCCGAAGACGGCGCTGGACGGGTACGCGAGCGAGGCCCGCGAGGACCACACCATCAGCGTGGTCCGCTTGATGGCGCTGGTCCATGCCACCAGCGACGTTCGCCTGCTGCAAATCCTGGCTGAACCCTTTGGCTATGTGGTTGTCGATGCCAAGCATCGCGAAGCCATTGAGGAAATCATCGACCTCGACCGCCGTGACGCGGTGGCGGAGTACCTGGACGGGCTGGAGCGCCGCATTGAGGCCCGGCGCCGCAGGCGGCGCGGAGGGCAGCGCTGATGTCTGCCGCGCACACACCTGACGCTTGGTACACGGCCAAGGAACTGGCCGATCTGAAGTTGCCCGCGCTGCCGGGCACCAAGCAGGGCGTCAATGCGGCTGCGGCGCGCCAGTCCTGGCCCCACCGCCCCCGTCAGGGCCGTGGTGGTGGCCGCGAATATCCGCTGTCGGCGCTGCCGGCGCAGGCGCGGGCCGCGCTGGCCCAGCGCTCTCTGGCGGAGGCCGCGCCGGCCACACCGCCCGTTCCGGTGTCCCGACCCGCGACCCCGATGAACGCCCTGCGCGCCCATCAGCGCGCCGCCATGGAGGCCCGGGCGCGGCTGCTGGCCGAGATCGATCGGCTGCAGGTGATGCATGGGCTGTCCACACGGCAGGCCGTGCTGACGCTGGTTGAGGCGGCGCGGCTGGGCACGCTGCGAGCGGACATCGCCTCGGCGATCCCGGAGGCGAACGCACGCGGGGGCCGGTCCGGGCGGCGGACGTTGTCGCGCTCCACGGTCTATGACTGGCTCAAGGCCCGCGACGAAGGCGGCATGGCCGGGCTGGCTACGCGGGATGAACCCCGGGCGCCCCAGAACCACGGCTGGGAACTGCCGTTCCTGAAGCTGTGGGCGCGGTCGTCCAAGATCTCGCTGGCGGAAACCCTGCGCGACCTGGACGCCGAACTGCCCGCCGCCGCAGCTCGCCCCAGCTACGACCAGGCGCGGCGCTTCCTGCGCAGCCTGTCGCCGCAGGAGCGCGAGTTGGGGCGGCGCGGGCGCCGCGCCATGGTGGCGCTGTGCCGGTTCACGGGCCGCGATACCAGCGGGCTGGCGCCAACCGACATCTACACGTCTGACGGCAAGAACGTGCCGGTGGAGGTGGAGAACCCGCTGAGCGGGCGCCCGTTCCGGCCAGAGATCACGACGGTCCTGGACGTGGCGACCCGCCGGGCGGTGGGCTGGTCTGCCGCCCTCAGCGAAAACACCGAGGGCGTGCGGGCCGCGTTCATCGACAGCCTGCGTTATGGCACGCCGGCGATCTGGTACACGGACAACGGCCCCGGCTTTGACAACCACGCCTTCGATGCAGCGCTGCTGGGCGTGCTGGCGCGGGCGGGCACCACCAACATGGACAGCCTGCCCGACCGCTCGCACTCGCGCGGCATCATCGAGCGGTTCCAGCAGCACTGGAACACGTTCGCCAAGAAGCTGCCGACGTATGTCGGCAAGGACATGGACCAGGAGGCCAAACAGGCCGTCTTCAAGCGGACCCGCAAGGACCTGCGCGAGACCGGTCAGTCGCGCCTGATCCTGCCGTGGGCCGATTTCCTGGCGCAGGCCCAGGCGTTCATCGACCGCTACAACGCTACGCCGCATTCCAGCCTGCCGAAAATCCGCGATCCGATCACCGGCAAGCGCCGCCACATGAGCCCGGACGAATGCTGGGCGCAGTGGGAAGCGGACGGTTGGGAACCCACGCTTCTCCCTGACGAGGACCGGGACGATCTTGCCCGGCCTATGGTCGAACGCACGACCAACCGCGCGCTGGTCGAGGTGATGAGCAACACCTACTACCACCCGGCCCTGGAGCCGTTCCACGGCGAGACGGTTGCCGTCAGCTACGACATCCGCGATGCCAGCAAGGTGTGGGTGCGGGAAATCGTTCGTGCCGCCGATGCCCACCGGATCGGCCGCCTGATCTGTGTGGCCGAGTGGAACGCGCACAAGACCGCGTATGCGCCGGTCCCCGTGCTGGAGCAGGCGCGGGAGCGGCGCACCGAACAGGCTGTCCAGCGCCTGGAGCGCAAGAAGGCAGACAAGCTGGCGGAACTGAGCGGCCCGCGTCTGGTCGAGCATCAGCCGGTCGAACCGGCCCCCCTGACAATCCAGGAAACCGAGCGCGCCGAAGCCATGCTTGCGCGGGTCGAGATCGCGGCACCCGCGCCACGCCTGACGGCCGGGGGACGGCCGATCTTTGCCAACGATACGGAATGGGCGCGGTGGGTGGTGCAACACCCGAACCGCGCCACACCCCAGGACGGGGCCGGTCTGCGCGACAAACTGCGCAGCCGGACGTTCAGGGACCTGTGCGACCTGGAGGGCATCGACGTTGCTGCCCTTCAGGAGATCACCGAACAACTGAGAGGGGTAGCGTGACCATGAGGAACGTGTTCGTCAAGACCTCCAATGTGGCCCGGTTCCTGGCCGCCCTCGGCGAGGTGCAAGAGCGCGGCGCGGAAGAGGCCTGCCTGATGGTGGTCGATGGCGAGCCAGGGGTCTCCAAGACGGCGACCGTGACCTGGTGGGCGACCCAGCACGGCAGCGTGTACCTGCGCGCCAAAGCCGAATGGACGCCGACCTGGATGTTGCGTGAGCTGCTGCGCTCGTTGCGCGTCCAGCCTCAGCACAGCTTCGAGCGGATGTACGCCCAGGCGCTGGAAGTGCTGGGCGCCCGTGCCCGGCAGGCCGAGCGGGACGACGAAGCGTTCAGCGTCATCGTGGATGAGGTGGACCACATCGTCAGATCCAGCAAGCAACTGGAAACCCTGCGCGACCTGTCGGACATGCTGGAAATCCCCTTCATCCTGGTGGGCATGGGGCGGGTCCGCGCGGGCCTGGCCCGGCACCCTCAGGTCGCCAGCCGCGTCGGCCGGTACGTCGAGTTCCAGCGGTGCTCGGTCGATGACACCCGCAAGATGGTCGAAGGCCTGTGCGAGGTGGAGGTGGCCGACGATCTGGTCACCTTCCTGGCCAAGGCCGGCGATGGGCTGGCCCGAGAAATCAAGGAAGGCATCGCGTCCATCGAACGGTTTGGCCGGCGCCACCAGGGCGCCGTCGATTGCGCGGCGATGGCCGGCCAAGTGCTGCTGAACGACCGTCGCACCGGACAGCCCATCAAGGTGAAGGCAACCTGACCATGACCACGGGTAACGCGCACAATCAGATGGCCCTGATCCGGGCCGTGCCGGCGGACGCCTGCCTGACGGTGGACGAGATGACAGCGGTCGTGACCATGGACCGGCGCGTGATCGTGAAAACCGCCAGCTCCCTGGTCACGCGCGGTCTGCTGGAACGGGTCGAGCGCGGATGCTTCCGCCTGACCGCCGATGGTCGGCGGGTGGTGGAGAGCGGCGAGCCGTTGAGTAGCGGTCCCCAAGGCAGCCACACCGGCCCGCGTACGCCCCGCCGGACGACATTGCGGACGCGCCTATGGCGCGCCATGCGCACGACCGGAAAGTTCACCATTGGCGATCTGCTGACGGCGGCCTCGCGCGGCACCGAGAAGCGCCCGGAGAACAACGCCCAGCGATACGTGCTGCGGCTGCAGGAAGCGGGATACCTGCACCGCCTGCCGACGCGGCGCAAGGGCACGGCGGTGACCTCCAACGGCTTCTGCCGGTGGGCGCTGATCCTCGATACCGGCCCGGAAGCGCCGATGCTGCGGCGCACGGCGAATGGCTGGGAGGTCTTCGACCCCAACACCGGCGAGGTGCGGCCATGCGAGCGTTAGAAGCCGCGCGCCTGGAAGTGGATCGCCACAACGCCGCTAACGGTGGGCGCGGCGGGATCGCCGCTGTCGCGCGGCGGATCGGCATGAGCCGCACGGCACTGTCCCTGTATCTGGCGGGCCGGTACCCGGCCAAGAGCACCACGGCGATTGAGACCCGCATTCTGCGCACGCTGACAGGGCGCCTGCCCTGCCCGGCGATCGGCGCTGAGGTCACGCCCGATGAGTGCGCGGATCGTCGCGCCCGCCCCATGCCCACCAGTTCCCCCCGCGCGCTGCGCCAGTGGCACACGTGCCGGACCTGTTCTCACAACCCCGAACGGGAGTAGAGGCAATGCGAGCAAGCGAACAGCTGATTTCCCTGCGCAACCAGTTACGCGGTCATGTGGCCGGCGATCTGCCGATGCCGGGTCCTGGTGCGATGGCCGATATGGTCCGCTGCCTGGACGCCGTCATTCCCGATGTGACGGCCTACGAGCAAGGCGTCGAGCCGGTCGCGTCGGAAGCGGCCTTGATCTTGTGGTGGCGCGCCCTGTCGGCGGCCGAACAGGCCGGTGCCATCGCGCTGATGGATGCCACGACGGCGGCGGTGGCCGCCGGCGATCACGCGGTGATGGACATCATCGCCACGCTGGCGCCGGCCCCGGCGCTGGACGTGACGCCCGATGATGTCATCCCTGTCGTCGGCCGAGGGGCGTGGTGCCGTGACTGTGGTGGATTGGCCCCGGCCGACGGTGCGCTGTGCCCGCACTGCCAGTGCCCGATGCCGACGGCTGCGGACTACGACGCCACCGCGACCGGAGGAGGTGCGGCATGAGTGACGCACTCCCATTGCCCGCGCGCCCACCTGCCGAGACGGAAGTGGAAATCCGCCTGCCATCGTCGGCACCAGGGCGCCCGCCGCCGCTGCGCGGCACGCTCAAATGCGCCCGTGGCATCGGGCCGCGCGAAGTCTGGATGTTGCGGGTGCCGTCCCCGTATGCGCGCCACCCTGAGGGCGAGCTGGTCTCGCTGATCGTCGAGGCCACTCCCCACGGGTGGCAGGCGGTAGGCGGCAACAGCATGAGCGCGGCGATCCAGATGGCGGAGGCTGTGGCGACCGGTAACGAGGTGCGCGAACCAGTGGGCGTGCAACTCATGACCCTGACCGCCGGGATCCTCGCGCTCGTGGAGCCCAAGCCATGAGATCGCCCGAGCGCATCGCCCTGTGCGGCGCGCTTCAGGCGCCGCCGCCGACGCGCCGCCCCGGCCCCCTTCAATCCCTGTTCAATCGCCTGAGGAGCATCTTTCGATGAACGACTTTGCCCCGCTGCCGTCCGTGCCGGATGGCTACAAGATGGACGCCAAACGGCGCCTGGTGCCGGTGGACCAGATCAAGCCCCAGGAGGTGCTGGAGGACGACACCGTCACCCGGATCATGGGCTATGCCCGTGACCTCAGCGCCCAGATTGCCCGCTTTCACGGCCACACCTTCGCCGATGTAGCCGCGTTCCAGGATCTGCTGTCCGAGCGCTATGGCGCATCGCGCGGCGGCACCAAGGGGAACGTCACCCTGACCTCGTTCGATGGCTGCGAGAAGGTGGTGGTGCAGGTCGCTGACCGCCTGACCTTCGGGCCGTCCCTGCAGACCGCCAAGCAACTGATGGACGAATGCATCGCCGAGTGGTCCGCCGGATCGCGCCCGGAAATCCAGACCTTGGTGCAGCACGCATTTGAGCCGAACGCGGCCGGCGAGATCAGCCGGGAGAAGATCTTCGCGCTCCGCCGGATCGAGATCGACGATCCGCGCTGGCGGGCGGCGGTCGAGGCCATCAACGACAGCGTGCGGACCGAGGGCAGCAAGGCCTATGTCCGGTTCTATCAGCGCCCGGTCCCGGAAGCGAAGTGGGAGCCGGTGACGATCAATCTGGCCAGCGCCGGCGGTACGCGGGCGGGGACCGGTGCGGCATGACGGATCGTCCTGGATCCTTCGCCGAGAAATTGGCCGAGGCGGAACTGAAATGTGCCGAGGCGTGGCTGAAGGCGCTGAAAGCACGGAGGGCAGCGGACAAAGCCGAGAGAGAAGAAGAAGCTGCTCGGACCCGGTGGGCCGAAATCATCGCTGAATGGGATGCATCCCGGCAAAACGGCGCTGATGGGGGTGAGCCATGACCACTGACTTGGACGCCATCAAGCACAAGGTCCGGACCATGCTCGACATGACGGTGGAGCGTGGGTGCACCGAGGCCGAGGCCACGGCCGCCGCCGCCACCGCCGCGCGCCTGATGAGCGCGCACGGCCTGGATCCCGATGATCTGGTCATGGGGTCGGAGACGGTCGAGGCGACGTCTCGCGCCACGCCCCTCGACGCGCTTTGGGGCACGCTGGGCGCGGTTGCCGGCTGCTGCGTCATCCATAACACCACCTGGGAGGGCAGCGAACGCATCTATCACGGCCGGATGCCCGGCCCGACTATCGCTGTGTACATGCACGTCTACCTGCGCCGCACTGTCGAGGCGGCCGTCGAGGAGTATCGACGGACGCCCGAATTCAAGCGGAAGAAGAAGGGCAAGGCCCGACGGCGTGCGTGCGAGGCCTTCCGCCACGGCATGGTCGAACGGCTGCGGCGGACGCTGCTCCAGCATTTCGGGCGGCCCGACCTGGCCGCCCTGGAGGCGGCGAACCGCTCCGCCGAGAAGGTCATGGGGCCGATGGGGGCCGCCGCGCCGCCGCTGGCGTATCGCGGTCGCAACGAGGCGGCTATCCGTGCCGGGCATCGCGCCGCCGCTGGCGTGTCTCTGCGCGACGGCCTCACTGGCGGCGCAGTCGGACTGATCGGAGGGCCTGAGTGATGACACAGACCGAATGGAGCCCCCTGGACCTGGCGATGGGCGCCGCGCGCGAGGCGGCGTGGGCGGCCGCGCAGGCCGCGATCCGCCAGCATCTGCCGGAGGCCACCGGCGAGGATCTGAAGGCCATTCATGCCGCGCTCGCCGAGGCATTCCTGGCCGGCCACGCGGCCCAGACGATCCGGGCCGGCCGGCAGGCCGTCGCGGTCGCGGAGGCGGAGGCGGCCATCCGCTGGGCGCACGTGCGTGTGACCGCCGCGATGCTGGCCGACGATGACGTGGGG